GATTAGTACCCTTATAACCTACAACGTAGTACTGGTTAGCAGATACGTTTGCAGAATATGGATCGATGTATACGCGGAACTTGCCCATTAGAGTACCAGCAAAGGTGTTGCCAGTATCATCTACGTTGAGGTTTGCATTTAGAGCAGGGGTGTAATCTAGTACGCCTGCCATAGCAAGTGCGGAAGCAACGTCTGCAGAACACATGATTACGTTGCCCTTTCCTCTACGAGTTCTTTGTGCGATTGCGTTAGCATCACGCTCGATTTGGAAGAGTAGACCCTTGAACTTCTCAACAGACCAACGACCGTTGGAGTCGATATCTAGGTCGAATACACCAGCGGTAGCAGTATTTACTGCAGCGCCTTGCTCAGCGGTCTTGTAGATGGTTCTGATGACTTCACGGTTGATTTCAGCAAGAATCTCGCTAGAAAGAATATTAGCGAGTTCTGCTTCAGCATTTAGACCGTGAATTGCCTTGAGATCCTGAGCAAGCTCGAGACTGTATTCTGCCTTTAGAGCACGACTCTTAGCAGTAACAGTGATTTTCTCGATTGAGAAAGCCATCTCGTTGAACTGATCAGAAACGCCGAGGTTCTCAGCGTCGCCAGTGTTCATACCCTGACCTACATTGTAAGCGAGGGAAGAAGCTGCACCAACTGGGTTGAGTAGACCAGGATTAGTACCACTTTGAGCAGTAGTACCGAAACCAGCGACAGCATCGGTGAATGCACCTTCGTTGTCGAATCCACTATCCTGACCAGAGAATGCAGTATTTGCTTCGTCGAATAGTGCTTCAGTACCACTCTGAGTGTTGTAGCGTGAACGCATCGCAAAGATGAGTCCAGTAGGACCGTTCATTGGTTGAACGCTTGCCAAATCGTATGCTACGAGATTAGGCATGGAGCGTCTGATTAGTGAAATCAGAACGGGATCAAAACCTGCAACTGGGCCACCTGCAACAGCACCAGTACCAGTGTTTGAAAAACCACCAGTACCTGCTGAGTTTGTTGGAGATTCAGTTAGGAATGAACCTGAAGTTTCGAAAGCACTTTGCTCTCTTAGGAATTTTTCTTGGTTTTCGAGCAAGACAGCGGTTACAGCTCTTCTGTGATTGTCTTTGATTGAATCAAGACCATCATAATTGAGAAGGGGTGCCCACTTTTCTTGCAGATGCTCGGATTGGAACATTTGCTTTTACCTTTTACTAAGTGTTTGTTTTTGTGTTTGAATTATATTAAATTCAATTATTTGCGGAATGCTGAAAGAGTCTTCAGATAAGCAGCCATTTGTCCAGAAATTACTTCTGTTGAATTGTCTACACCCTCAGACAGAGTTTCAGTTCTTGCAGATGGAGAAACTACTCTTGAAGGAAAATATGATTCCTTCAAAGTCTCCAGTTTTTCACGATATTCTTCTTCACTTTCAAACTCAACACTTTCGGCAAGTGAAGCGAGCTTGTCTTTCTGAGTGTCTGCAAGACCATCAGCGACCTGTTCAAAAATTCCATCAGCAACCGACTCTGCGAGACGCTTGTTAAGGGAAACGTTTTTCTCAATTTGCTCGTTGAGTTTTGTCTCCATTTCATCAAGTTTTTCTACCATGCTTTCAAGCACATCATATTTATCTTCAGGGATTGATACATAATGATCTTCAAAAAGACCCTTCATTCCTTGGAGGAATGATTCGGTCATTTCGGTCTTAAGACCGTTTTCGATGACGAGTGCATTTTCTTCCATCCACTCGCTAGCGACATACTCAAGGTATGCATCGACACGTTCTGCAAGTTCAGTCTTAATTTCTTCGACTTCTTCTGCAAGAGCAATGGCATATTGCTCTTCAATGGTTTCTTTAATTTCAGAAACCTTGGAACGAAGAGCAGCTTCAAAAATAGTACGTGCCTTTTCTTGGAACTCTTCAGAGAGTTCTTCGCCGGAAAGTAGAGCATTAACATCTTCTTCGATGCTAAACTCTTCTTCCATTTCTTCTTCGTCCTCTTCGTCCTCTTCGTCTTCTTCGTCTTCTTCTTCTTTTTTGCCTTTTTTCTTACTGCCTTTTTCTTCGTCGTCGTCTTCTTCGTCTTCTTCTTCGTGCTTAGCTTCTAGAAGTTCTTCGTCTTCATCATACTCAAACTCTTCATCTTCCTTAACACCCTTCATTGCTTCAGCAGGCTTGGCACCTTTGTTAACAACATCTTTGACTTGCTTAAGTGTTTGTCCAGGTGTTTTCAGTTTTGCTGAATCATCATCTGGACGATAATTGGTTGGATCTGGTCCACCAAGATCTTCCCAATCACCAGTTTGTCCTGGGGTCACACCAGATAAATGTGGCATCGCATCCGCTGCTTTGGCATTAGCATTAACAGCGGTTCTGGATTGCTTAGTGCCTACTTCCATTTCTTGTAAATCTCCACGAGACATTTGAACTCTCCGTTTAACCTTACGTTATAAACTATATTTATTTATATTTTAATAAATTACAGGGTATTTAAAAACTCATTGAATAAGCTTAACTTATACTCTCCTAGAAGTTTTTGATCTACTAGAGTATTAATTCTTCTTTGAGTTTGCTCTGCAATTTTTTCGCGAAGCATTCCACCATCCCATACCCACTCTTTACCTTCCATAATTCCCTGAACAAAAGCATCAGGTGCGGATGGATCTGCAACAATGTCAGCAGCGGTTGCAAGCATGAAATCTTCACCAACTTCCATATAACCGTTTGGATGTTGTCTTACTGAACCAATTCCGCGAGAAGAAACACCAAGACAAACTCCATCTTTGAGGAGTGATTCTACGATTTTCCCCATAGGAGTTGAAAGGATTTGTGCCTTTCCAATAAAATCATTTCCTCTTTGCTCAAGTGAAATAATTTTGTGTGAAACACGATCCAAATTTACAGTTGGTCCATCGGGGTGTCCAAGTTCTCCAAGAGCACGACCTTTGCAAATATATTGCTCGGTATAACGCTTTACCTCTCTTTCCATTACAACACGTCCATAACGTCTATTGTTACGGTTTGTTTTCTCTGTTTGTAAGAAAGGTCCTTCAATATAAAGAGTCTTCTTACCGTTTACCGTTTCGGTAAGGACTTCTACTGATTCGATTTCTTCGGTAATAAGTTTCATTATGCTTGACCTGTGATTTGTACTTGTTGGTAATAAAGAACTCCTGCACCGCCAGCACCATATGCGGAGATTTTTTGTGATAGTTTCACATCTGCATATGAAGCACCAAAAGCAGTTGAAATTCCTGATGAGTTATAATCAATCACCATTCTTGTTTGATGATACCCATTAAAATTTGTTGTGGTATCAACAGAGAGAACTGCAGCGTGAGAAATATCATAATATGGTTGACCGGTTGCTGATATCGAAACAAAATCACCAACACCAAATGGAACTTGTGTTCCTTCAGGTACTATTACTGTTGTAGTTGTTCCTGTTGTAATTCCAACCACCCTATTGGAAGCTTTGGTGAGACCAAGAGTTGCCGATTGACCTGATGGAATATAATAGTCTGTTACAGATGCTGCTGATCCAGTACCAATAGCAACATGAGCAGCTGCACCAACGGCAACTACTCTTAATACATTAGATTGAACTGAAAATGCTGAGGATGTGGACGCAGCACCTGCAGAAAATGCAAATGAAGCTCCAGCACCAATTGGTCTATGAGCCATTATTTTTAATAATACACTTTTATTTATTTATTATTTAATCAAGTTAAGGTTAAATAATTACCTACTAATTTCTTCCCAGTCCATAGAAGCGTAAATATCAGCACCTACAGTGTCAGATGCAGCAACTAAAGTTAGTTCATATGGAGTTTTAGTTAAACCGTTTCTTTCTAACTGAAACTTGAAGAGTGCTTCTTTTAGAATATCTACTGATTGTGATGATTGATTTGCTGAAGTAAGAAACCCGGATGCCAAAACTCTTCCCCCAGTAACAGATCCTCCATCAAGTTTGTATTCAACCGCAGAGTCATCTCCAGCACTTACCCAAATTCCCCCCGATGTGGTTGCACTTGCTCTTACTTGCCAATTATATTGAGGACCATTTCCAGTCCCCATAATTGATAGTGCGGTCATAATAACAATTGCATCCAATCTATCTGGTTGCCCATTAATTGGTGCTTTAAGACGAATAGAAATAACCGGATAATATG